GGTGTCGGTACTTGGCCTGGGTCGGGCAATACCCTGGGTTGTAGTTGACGCATTTGGTCAGGTTGCTCCTGCCCTATCATGTTCTCGTAATTAAGCTGCGGGAACAACGCTCGCCTGAGCCCACCGGGGCCACCGCCGTAGTAAGCCATTATGTATTCTTAATCGCCCCGTAAGCTCCAGCCGCCGTAGCGCCAGCGCCTGTCACGCCTTGCAGTATCTGCTGCCATAGCGGTTGTCCGGGGTATTGAGTTGTCTCTGTCTGTCCGACAGGCAAGCCTTGGAGTAGTGCGTTACGCATCGCGAAATCGTCACGCGGCCCGTACACGCTTTCGTACCACTGCTGCATATCTGCATCGATCGTCGCTTGTTTTATAGCGGCATCACGCGCAGCTAATGCATCCAGTTGGTTGACTGCTCCGAACCCTGCTTGCTGTATTGCTTGACCGCCTAGCCCGAGATCACGCGCAGCGGCTGTCCGCACTTGCGAGCCAGCGAGCCCAGCCTGTTGCTGTGCCATCGCCGCCTGGAGTGCGCGGTCTGCGTCACTTGCGAACATCCCTTGGTTCGCGAGCGAGGTCTGTAGCCCGGTGCGCTGGTTGGCCTCCATCGCTTGAGCTGCCCGGTTATAATCTGCTTGGCGCATTTGGGTCTGTGATGCCAGGTTCGCCTGGCTCAATTGTAGCCCGGTGGCTTGGTTCGAGGCCATCGCTTGAGCTGCCCGGTTGAGGTCAGCCTGGCGGGCGGCATCCATGCTCGCCGCATTCGCAAGCGAGACCCCGGTCTGTTCTCGCCCTTCCTGTAATCGCCCAGCCAACCCGCCTTCATACATCTGTGCTTCCCTGGCGGCTTGTAGATCCACATCTTGACGCGCTTGCCCGGTAGCAAATTGGAACGCCCGTTCATTTGCGAGCGCACTCTCGCGAGCCTTCAATCTCTCGAAATCCCGATCACTCAGTTGTCTGGCGAGTATTTCGCGATCGCCCCCCCATGCGCCCTGGCTTGTTGCTGCGGCGCTGATACCGAGGTTAGCCATCGCTTGCTGCTCCTCGATGTCGGCGATTGTCTCCGCAAGCACGTTGTCGGTATAAGGACTCATGTATCCAGTGATATCGTCTGCGCTGAGTTCGCGGGCACCCGTTACATCCTGTGCCAACTGGGTTGCTCGTAGCTGTTCCGGGTCTTCGATGAGGTCGCCCAACGGATCAAGGCGGTCTTTGTCGGCGTCTAGCCCTGTCGCATACACGTCACCCCGTGACGCCTCTTTGTAGTCTGGCAAGTAGCCAATTGCACCAGGATCTTCGTAGTGGACCTTGGTCGCTTCGGTTGCGAGATCGGTCCTTAGATCGGATGGTGCCGCGCCTCGCGCAATCAAATCTTGGAACCCGGTAGGCTCGTAACCGGCTGCGCCGGGATCGAGATAGTGGACCTTGGTTCCTTCGGTCGCCAGATCGGTCCTCAAGTTTGGGGAAGCTATCCCGGGTGCCCCGAGTTCCCCAGTAACCGGATCGACGTAGCGGCGACCCAACAGGCCACCGGCACCAGCTTGGCCGACGACGCTTTGAGCTCCGACATCGATCGGTGCGTAGCCGGCTTCTGCACGGGCACGATCAGAAGCATCCCAGAGTTGCGAGGCACCAAGCCCAAAATCTGCTCGCCCAGCACCGAACCCTGCGAAGCCTGTCGCTGGATCATACTGATCCTCGTAGCGCGTGAAAGGCGTGAAACCCAGGTTCGGATCGCCGATCGTTGGCACACCGCCTACGCCGGGCACAGTGCCGGCAGCCAAAGCATTCTGGGGGGTGAACCCACCACCACTGGCACGTTGCTGTAGACTTAGTAGTAACGCCCGGTCGCTGTCAGTTAGCGCAGCGGTTCCTTGTTTCTGCAACAAAGCATTGAGCGTCGCCCGGTCATCGGCGGTAAAAGTGCCGCCTCCTTGGCTGAGTACGTTCTGGGGGGTGCTGCCCATGCCGAATTTTGCGCCAGAGAATTGGTTGTACGAATAGTCTGGATCACCGTAATTCTGCATCCATTCCTGTTTGCGGAAGTCGGGCCATATATCCCAGCCCTCTGGTTTGTCGATTCCTTCGCCGACCCACCAGTTGGGGTCATCCCATTCCTGTGGAGTGGGAGGTATCCAAGGCGGCGAATCATCGGTAGGGTTGTAGCCTCCTCCGGGGTCGCCACCAGGCATATTGCCCCCTTTCCACCCGTAGATATCGTACTGGTCGGGGCTTTGCGTTCCGAACGTGCGATGGAGTTCACCAGCTGGACCGGCTCCGGAGCGATAGAACTGGCCTTTTACCCTGTTCTCGTTCCAACCGCCGACCGTTGGATCTACCGGCTGGAACAGCGTCGATGCTTGCCCGCGATAGCCCGCGAGGTTGCCCATCACGTTCCGCGAATGTTCACCCAAGCGTCCCTGGTCCGCGATCATGTCATATCGGTACGGCTCGTAGGGCTTACGAAGGAACTGGCCAGCGTCTTCCGTTATATACCGCTGTTGACCTTTGATCCAAGGATCGATCTGGGTCCGCGCAGTAATGTCTTGTACGTCAGCACCCATTTTCTATGCCTCTTTTCTGAGCAGGACTTTCTCCTGCTTGAATCCGTGTTCTTTCAATTTCTTGGCCCACCCTTTGCGACCCTCGACTTCCACCGAATCGCACCCATGGTGTTGTGCGAAGTCGTAGGCGATCGGGAGCCCGTCCCGGACCAAGTCGTCCAGGTTTCCTCCGGCCAGCCATATTCGCAGCACCTTTCTTCGAGGGTAGTCAGCCAGCTGAGTAACCGCCGCCCAAGTAGGTGCCGGCCAGAACTGAGCATTGCCCTCGGAGATTTTAGTCCAGATATCCCAGATCGTGTGGGTGTTCCCACTTTTCTCCAGCGCGGCTTTAAGCCACGGAACGCATCGTTCCCATTCATCCATTACACCGCACTGGTAGAGAGAACACCGGCATCGCTGACGGCAAGTTCATAGCGTGTCCCGCCTGAGCTCGTCAGAATCAGACGCTCGCCCCGGGCTCCCACTTCCAGGTCGCGGCCACGTTTGTGGTTCTGGTTGTCTGCTTGCTCGAGGGCGAGGTTCCCTTCGGTAGCCGAACCCTGGTCGTACTGGGTCTGAGGGACCGGCAGCCGTAGCCCTGTGCCAAAACTGCTCATCGCCTACCTCCAGGTGTAACCTCGAGGCGCGGGATACCCCAACGCCAATTGGTAGCCGTCGCGCCTGTAACCCGGAGGCGCACACTGCGCTGTGTGAAGCGCACATCGGTGGGGGCCTCCAAGGTGTACGGACCCAAGACCGTGTCGCTATCGGTAGGGTACATCCTGCCGTAGAACGTCACATTCGTGCTGGCGAGCGTGTTTTCGTCAGGTATCAAACTGGTACAAGACAGTAGACGGTCGCCGTCCATTAACTGGATCGGGCCAGATTCTGCGTAAAGGTCCGCATCGCCGCTTGGGATCAGTGGATACGCTGTGCCGACCTCATGTTCATAGGGCTGCCCGTTCGATGACCAGAGCAACGGATTCGCGAATGGTGCCCGGCCACAGACAGCTGTGCGAGGAAACGAGTGGGTAGCCCAATGTTTCTCTCTGTAGTTATAGCTAACGGCCAACGAGCATTCTTCGGTGTCTTGGTCGGGGAACACCCACCAGATTTCCGCATACTCGGCGTTCGCCCATGCGACAGACTTCGATATCTGGACAGTCTCGACGTTGTCTTGGATGAAATCGATCACATCACAAGGGAGCAGTGAACGCACATACCCATCGAACGTGAAGAAGCCGCGTTCGCCCATCCAATACGCGACACCATCAGCGACGACTACCGCGTTTTGACTGACGACCCCGCAATCGACGCCGACTTTCTCGAAGCCGAAAATGAAAGGTGCCCCGATGTACGTCATCGTGAATACATCCTGGGTGCCCAGGATCAGCGTCTGGCCCCTGACCGTAACCCCGGTGAGTAGGTCGCCATCGGTGCCCAAGACTAAGCTACCGGCTTGGTTCGTGCTGGCCGGCGTCCAAGTGTTGTACTGCTCCTGGTCCGACCACTGCACTTTTGTGCGATCCTCGTCTGCGCCGATCGCGACCAAGAAGCGTTCACCGGTAACGACGTGAGACAGGTTTTTTGTAGGAGCGTTCGAGATCAATGCAGCCTTGGTGCCTGTACCGGCGCTGCTATCCCAGTACCAGAGGTTGCCGTCGCCACCATCGAACTGTGTCGAGGCGATTAGGTCTTCGCCCCATGTACTCAATCTCCACATGGTTGCCGGGATACGAGTACCGGTGTCGGGGCGCTCGTCCCCGTAGGTACTCCATCCGTAAAGCCACTCCCCATATCCAGTTGTAGCATCGGCATCGGGGATTCCAGGGGTGAACCCGGAGCTTGGGGTGATATCGTAGATCTCGGCGCTGTCGTCATAGATATAAAGGTTCGACGCGGAGCCAGCTGCGACCCAGCGGTTGCCTGAGTTGTCGGTCCACGCGATCCCGGAACGCGGGATCCCGGTGACCTGGTTCGTCAGGTTAGTCCATTTTCTCCATCCTCCGACAGGCCCAAGTGTGCCACTGGCCCAACGCACCAACGACGAGTCGCGCCAACGGCCTTGAGCCTGTTGGTTCGTTCCGTTAGCGAAAACCCCCGGTGGGAGCTCAAGCGGCATAAAGCGGCCCATGACTAGTCCATCTGTCCCGGGTCAGGCTTGCTGATCACCAAGTGCGGGTCATCGGTGAGATCGCCACCAACGATGTCGCCAACGATCCCGGCACCGGCTAGTGCGATCTGGAGCTTTTCGTTGATCTGCTGAGACATAGCAAACAATTGCCGGAAGACATCAGCTTGCTCTGCGCTCAACACGATCCGCTCCTCGATAGGTACGGCTCCATTCGTTTCTGCTTTCTTAGCTGCCATTACTGCCACTCACCCTTCTTTAAGGTTAATAATTCAACTTTAGATGTAGCCACAGGCTCAATCTCCATCACCTTCGTTCCACGGCATCGTTCGGAATGTTTCGTGGGTAGGCGTGACCTGTTCAGCTATGTTTGCTGCAAGCGAGCTTTCCATACCCTCGATCCGTTCCTCGCCAAGTTGCTCCTCAGTCCAGCCTTGAACATCGGATTCCGTTAGATCCTCGTATGGAATCCACGGCTCGCCTTCTTCCCATTTCACGGAAGATGTGCCGATAGATGAAGCTGTGTGTGGTGGATCTTCACCGTCTGTAGCTGAATACCGCCAGTGAATCGTGTAAACGACATCGGTGTGGTCCTCAGCGTCAGGCCCGAGTTCTACGTCGAGAGCCTCAAACGACCATGAGTATGATATAGCCATTATTCTTCTTCCTCTGGTTTCTCAGGCTCAACTATCAAGCGGCCCTCGTTATCTGTGGTTAATTGTTCCCTGATGCTCTCATCTTGGCGTTCAGCTACAACCATCCAACTTACGGTGTCGTCTGAATCAGTTGACTCACATTCAATCGTGAGCGTGTTCCCTTCGACATCACCTCTTACCACACTCCAGCCTGTGTCGTTCTGTATCCAACACTGTGGATCACGGCACAGAAGCTCCCATGTGCCGTCAGTCATACCAGCCGCATCATCCAGATCGACTTGTGCATAGCCAGCCGAAAGATCGACCGTACCTCTGTAGATCAGATCTGCTCTCGGGCCTTCCAAACATGAATGAACGAGTTGGTGTGTGTCTTTTTTCTCAGCAAGCGGATGGTCTATTCTGAAGGTCTTGGTGCCAGCAGTGATTTCACCAACAACATGGACTAAACCAGTCGAGCTTATCGTAAGTCTGGGATTTGTTTCTAAAGCAGGTGCGACATCGGTCCCACCAGCGATTACAAACTTGTCGCTGTCTGAGTTATCAATCCCTATCGCCCAATCTGCACCACCGCCTCCTAACCCAAATGTAACCTTTGGATCATAGTTCCCTGCTTCAGCGGCAATGGCCAGTACTGCTCCAGCGGAAGTGTTTCCTGTTGCCATCTGGTTGTCGATAAGGAGTACCGTATCGGCATCTTGCCAGTTCTTGATATGGACTTGTTTAGATGGGGACGTAGCCCCAAGACCCAAATATCCATTAGTGTCCAGCGTCATTTGCTGAGTTGCTTGTGCCGATCCAGAGCCTACGAAAAACTTGAGTCGGCCTACATAGCTACACTCGACGCCAGAGCCAGCACGGCCTGTATCAAAGCGAGTGCGTGAGCCTCCCGAATAATACAGATTAGAAGCAATGAGCAACTCTGCTCCGCCACTGTCGTCTGTCGTAGACAAAGCCGCATCCGCTATATCTGTAGCGTCACCACACAGGAATCGAACTTGGGGTTTTGTCGTGGTATCAGCAGCGGGTATGGAAAGGATGCCAGTTGGGGCCGTGGTCCCGATGCCGACGTTGCCATTAGTATGAATCCGCATCCGCTCGCCCCAAGCAGATCCATTATGGGTAAACCAGTTGATGCCGCTTGAGGCTCCGTTAGTAACGAACGAGAGCATGACTTCATCGTTATCGTATCCGATCCAACCACCCTTACTACCGTCAGCCTTACCAACACGAAGAACAGAGTATATAAGTGTGCCGCCATGCTGATCTGTTCCATCACTAAGGATGTTCGCCTCACCACTAACAGCAAGTGCAACTGATGGCGATGAGGTCGTCCCTATCGCGAGGCCGCCGTTAGGGATGTTTACGTCTTGTGACGAGTCGATGGTGAGGGCAGTCGAACTACCCGTTTGCAGATAGATGTTTTGTCCGTCGGGTGGGTTCTCTGCGTTGATGTAGACGCCGTTTGTCTGTGCCGTCCACTCACAGGTCGTATCGCCCTGTCCACGCAAACGGACCGTTTGAATGCCGCTACCCCGAAGCTCCAGACCGCCACCGTTAGTGAACGATGGTGCGTAGGTCCCGATGCCGACGTTCTGCGACGAGTCGATGGTCATAGCCACTGTGCTACCACTACCTAATGCGAGATCACACGCTTGGTCCTGACCGTCAACGCTAAAGATGTCTGTGGTACGGGCGGCGGCAGTAGCACCGTAGCGACAGTTGACGGTTATGCCACCAGCTTGTGTGGTGCCACCAGCTTGTATGCGAGCGACAGTCTCTGTGTCGTTCGATGCCAAAGCCCCACGAACATCCAGTGGCATCGCTGGCGATGAGGTCGTGCCTATGGCGAGGTCGCCAGAGATATTTACATCATCACCAAGTACTACGTTTCCAGTGCCCGTATGGATCGCATAGTTGGTGCCACCGCTCGCCTGGTTCTCGATCTTCAACCCGTACAAGTTGGTGATCGTAGAGGCAGACCCTTCGTAGCCAGACTCAATGACGATGCCGTATGTATTGGTTTGCGTGAACGAGGCGTTGTCTGTGGCAGCGAGCACCCTCACACCGTAACCCGATGTTGTGGCATCACTCGTAAATGTCGGATTGACGTTGAGGCCGTATTGCCCCGCTCCCGCCATGTCGTTCGATGTGATATTCAAAGCGACTGCGGCGTTGGCTGTAGAACCGATAGCCATCACCCCTGCGGTGAACGAGACATTCCCCGTAGCAGAGAGCGTGGTGAACGAAGCATCTGCTGGCGTCGAGCCACCCACGATGCCGTTCAGTGCTCCGACAAAGTAATCAGTCGTGAGCGTATTCGTTCCAGTGTTGTACGTCAGGCCGCCATCGTCCTGTAACACACCAGAAGTTCCAGCTAAGACGACACGCCCACTTGTCAACGAACTGACCGTTAATCCTGTCAAAGTGCCGACACTGGTGAGCGATGAAGCTAGGACGTTTGAGGCAAGCGTAGCACCCGTCAGCGTTCCAGCAGGAGCCACGGTAGTCGCAGAAGGATCAGCCCAAGCAGGGAGGCCGCTTGAAAGGGTCAGGATCTGTGCATCTGAGCCTTTAGCCAACTTGGCTAACGTGGTTGTGCCACTCGCGTAGATTATGTCGCCAGCAGCATACGACGAGAGTGCAAGACCACCGTCTGCTACTGCAACATCAGTCCCACCTTGTACATATAGTTCACTTGATTCTACTTGTAGAACACCAGCCGATTTTCGAGATAATGTAGTATCACTTGCCGCACCGACATTAACTGCTGTGAATTGAGGTGAATCACCTGTACCAAGACCAAGGTTGGTCGCTGCTGCCGCCGCCGTTGAGGCACCAGTACCACCGTGTGCGACAGCCACATCGGTCGAGGCCCAGGTTCCAGCGCCTATCGTGCCCACAGTAGCCAAATTGGCTGCACTGGTAATGGCAGCCTGGGTCGCGTCCGTAACCGTTGCGGCTGTAGTCGCAGTCGAAGCGTTACCTACCAAAGCTCCTGTAAACGTGGTAGCCGTAACCTCATTGTCTTTAACCAGCACGGAATCAATTGTGACTCCATCACCAGCCGTAGTTTCCAGAATCGTGTTTGTCGTCAGCGTATCGCCGTTGGTGACTACAAGATTGGTGCCGTCTGTCTCGTTTCCATTGGCTAGAACTTCTTTAAGCGTGTCTACTGTCCCTACCTGGCTATCTACATACGCCTTAATACTCTGCTGGGTAGCGAGCTTGGTAGCAGAATTAGAGGACATAGTGTCCTCGTCTTTAATACCCGTAACGGTCGCGCCGTCACTGTTGATGTATAGGCTGGCAGCGGCCAAGGTGCCCGCTGTTACGAGACTTGAGTCTCCGGGATAAGCAGTCGCGCTACCCAAATTGAAAGCCGGGGTGGCATTCGACGCGCCTAGCTCAACCTCTACGCCTCCGTAGCTTACGCTGTCATTGGTCAGCGAACCGTTCGCGATATTGCTGAGTGTGTTCGAGCTGCCCGAGATCGTCTTGTTCGTGAGCGTGTCGGTTGTATCGCGACCGACGAGTGTGTCCGTGCTGGTCGGTAACGTGAGCGTCCCTGTATTAGAGATCGTCGCGATGACCGGGGCTGTCAGAGTCTTGTTGGTCAGCGTGTCGGTGGTCGCTTTGCCCACCAAGGTATCGGTCGCGGCAGGAAGAGTTACCGTCACATCGGCGGTAGAGGCTGGGCCGATAAGAGTGACGGTATTGGTCCCGAAATCCGTATCCTCCTTGAACAGAATCGAACCAGCTGCCGACGCTGAACCAGTAAGGACGGGTGCCGTCAGGCTTTTGTTCGTAAGAGTCTGGCTGCCCGTGAGTGTCGCTACCGTCGAGTCGATTGCAAACGAGACTGTCGTAGCGTCTGTCGCGGTCGAATCTAGTCCTGCGCCACCAGTGAGTGTTAGCGAATCACTGTCTAAGTCGATGTCAATCGGGCCACCACTGTCAGTGATGATATCCAGGTCAGCGGCTGTGACCTGGGCATCGACATACGTCTTGATCGCCAGCTGGGTCGCCAGAAGTGCATCGCTTGAGCCCAGGCTCGTATCCGTAGATATGCCCGTAACGTTCGTGGCTGGGGAAGCAAGCGTCAGGCTGGCTGCGGTAATCTTCCCAGTGAAGTCTACGGTGTCCGCACCGTCTTCCACCTTGAACACCATCCCGGCACCGCTTCCGTTGTCGGCTGTGTTTAGTTCGAGCCGGGTGTTAGTGGCGTCGTAGATGAGGTGGTAGTCGGGTGCAGCACCGAACTGGAGCTGCCGGTCGTCGCCGAGCTTGACCGTATCGAGCGTATAGGACGAAGTGGTGTTCACATCCTGGTTGTTGACCAAGAGCGTGATCGAGGTCGAAGACAGGCTGAAGATGTTATCGAGGAACGTGAGGTCGTTGTTCAGCTTGAGGCCCCAGCTGTCGGTCGATGCCCCGACCTCGGGGAGCGTCAGCCCTAGATTGGTAGTGGTTCCATCAGCCATTGATTTATCCTATCGCCTGGAAGCGCATTGATGGGCTTTGTCCGACCGCTTGGCGCTCGCCATCCAGCGCGAGCTCAGATATCGCACGTTGCAGCCTAGCCTCCCATAGCGCGGTGGTCTCTGGGTCTTTCAGATACGGGCTCGCTTCTACGAGAGTAGCGAAAAGGTAGATGTCCGGGTTGTTGGTCAGCAGCCAATTCGTGTCCTCGTCTGCACTCAACTGCGTGAGTCGCTTGTAATACAGAAGCGCAGCCGTGTACGTCTGGTCCGGGTCCGGAAAGAACTCGAAGTTGCCCCCGGATATCGTGTAGTATCCGGGTCTGCCGGTCGCCGTCCTGCGTTCGCGTCTGGCACTCAACCGCGCCGGGCTCATGTACTCCATCGCGACTTTCGGGCTGGAGTTCAGTAGGAACCGCTCAACGCCCAGGAACCCGGTCGGTAGCGTTTCGTACTGAGAATCGACAGTAAAAGTGTCGTCCCGGGCTACCATATCGGGTACACGGATCACGCGATCGAAACGGGCCTCCGCGAGTTCAACGAACTCGGGGATCTGGCTCGTCAGGTCGCTTCGGTCGAGCCACCCCGCAGTCGCGGTTTTGAGCTCGCCGTAGTTGGTGATCGCCATTATGCCATCACCGCAATCAAGTCTTCCATCCCGAACTCATGCTCGCCGACGTGCTTCACTTCCCAGCTGAGAGCGTGATCGACGTAAATCGGGATCCCTGCTTCCTTGCAGCGCACACAGAAGAACGTGTCTTCGCCTATGTGCTTTTCATTTTCTTCGATCCACGGCGTATCGAACCAGGGGTAAGCAATCCCCTTGAACACAGATGCGTGGATGCAGACCACCCCGAAACCGGTGGTCGCAACTTGTTCGAGACCTTTTTTCTCGTAATCCGGCCATACCGAGTGCAACTGGAGCGCCTCATCGCTAGTCCGGGACGTAGGCCCTACCGGGTGACGGCGCTTTGAGCAATTCGCCGCGACCACGGGCTCGCCATGTGCGATCAATCGCTCGAACGTGTCTTTCGGGAAACGCATATCCGAATCGATGAAGATCAGCCAATCTGCACCATTCTCCAGCGCGGCATCACATAGATGGCTACGCTCTTCGGCCAGTATCGTGCCCTGCCGGATGTGAAACTGCATATCCGGTGACTGCGTCGCTGCATAGTATCCGGTGGCGACGGCCAGGTCGTGCGCGAAGCCGGCATGGACCTTGTCGCCCATAGGAAGACATATCGAGAGCATCAGATCTTCCCGGGGCGAACGCGGAAGACGCGGTTATCGGAGTCGTTCAGAAGTCTCTTTAGCGCGACTTGGTCCTTGAACTTGCTCGTCTTTTCCCACCAATCCCAGTAGATAGACATCGGGATCGAAGCGACCCGGTGGAGGTCTCCCTTCCAGCCGGCCCGCTCATCGATAGCGGCGTGTCGGCCCTTGTTCGCTTCGGTGATGGGTTCAACGTCCCAGCGCGACTCGAGGACGACATCGCCATCCTCGTTCGCATGAAATAACTCCTTGCGCCGTAGCACAGGATCATACTCGATCAGCCGCGTATCCCAGGACATAGTTTTCCTAGTTCATGTTTTCATTTACTCCTGTGGCGTAAGGGCGGTGGCCGAAGCCACCACCCCCCGCCCACTAACTACATCGCTCAACTGGTGTTCAAGTCAGCAGCTAGGCCAAGACCGGCCTCGTTGTCCACTTGAAGCCCCCACTCTCGTATAAAGAGCATCTTCACCGCATCACCAGTTTTCGCCATTTCCTGGGCCTGGTACGGCCTCAGTTGGCGAATCCTCGCAAGGTCGGGATCTAACACCCAACCATCCCTTGGACGCCCAAATCGGTTAGGCACGACCGATAGCGTACCAAAATCTGAGACATACAAATCTGCACTTCCTATAATTTGCGTCGGACCGTCAGGTGCCATATACCGCTGTTCTGCGATACCCGAGAATGCCGAAGCGGCCTGTTTGTTGAATGAGCCCACCATCAGCATATTGGGCTCGCCCCCGTTATCCCAGCAAGACTTAACGACTGCCTTGAGGATAGTCTCCGTAAACGGGCGCTGTACGCCGTCTGAACGTGCGTTGGTAGCGGCAGATGTATAAACAGGATTAACCCCATTCGTGCCTTTATCAACGTTCGTTTTCAGCCACGCGCCCATCCCTGCTGAATACCGCGCCGCGCTGTCGGAACCAGCAACTGCGATCTGGTTCGCTAACGCCATCGACTCGATATCCCTCTTCAACTCCCGAGCCTTCAAAACCGCTTGATAAGCTCTCTCGTTCGACCTTCCAGCCTTTTCGACGACTTGCTCAGTCCCGGAGATCATAAACGTCGCACGACTAATGGACGTGTAATTTCCAAGTCTGACCGTAGGTGTGACGGCAGTGTAAGTGCCGATGTCATCACCTTCGATCTGGGCATTCGTAGTGTCTACAGAAGCGAGGGCCTGGGTCTGCCACTCGAAAAACGTACCCTCACAACCCTCTACCCCGATATTCGAGGTGAACGGGGTATCTGTGGGGCTGATGTTCGAGATCAGATCAGACAGGTCCTCGCGAATGCCTATTGCGTCATAAGTACTGAAGGTCACGGATGCTTGACCCAAAATAACCTCCTAATTTTTATTGCCCGAAAATGGCTTCAAACAGCGGGGCGGCGTCGGTGGGCTTACCGGTTGACCGCAATTTATCCCACTGCTGTTTCTCGCGTTTGCTTTGAGTGTTCCCGGCTTGCCCCGTAGTGCCTGGCGTAGCGGTCTTTGCTGGGACCGTCTTGGCCTTTTTCCTTCCTTGTGTCTTGGCACGGTCATAGAGCATGGCTTTGCGTAGCGTTGCAACCGCACGGTGGTCAACGACGTTACTAAGTTCTTCCGGCGCATAGCCGATCGTAGAACCGTATTCCACCAACTGCTGTTGCTCGCGCTGCATTACCGCAGGGTCGGCCCAGGCGGGCATCGCTTGAATAAGACGTTGTTGCTCTTCTGCCAAGCGGGTGCGCTGCTGTTGATCGAATTGCGCCTGGTTGATCTGAGCCATCCTCGCCTGTTCGGCTTGAACGGCCTGGATCTTGTTCTGGTGCAACTCGAATGCCTCCTTCTGCTCTAAGTACATCCCGGGATCAACCTTCATCAGAGCAGGATCCGGGCGCATAGCATCGACAAAACCGTTGAGTAGCTGGTGAATTTGCGGCAACACCGTGGTATACTCGTTTCTTTCGGTTTCGAGTTGCGTATGCAACGCCTCGATCTGCTTCCTCTGTTCGGCCACTCCTTGCGTTTTCTGAAGATAATCGCCGGTACGGGAATATCCTGCGATGAGCTCATGGAGCGGCACCTCGACTTCCTTACCCGCCACTCGGACGGTGTAAAGACCCTGGTTATCCGTTTCCTCGACCCCTTCGACTTCGATGTCTTCCACGTCGGCTGCAAGGCCATCTTCGCTGCCTTCTTCTGTCAACTCTTCTGGTTGAAGGTCGCTGACAGGCTGATCGGTGGTTGCCTCCACGTTCTCTGCGTCTTGACTCTCGGTGGGAGCTTCTGGCTCCTCGCGAATCAATGCATCAAACGCGGTGGCTGCTTCGCTTAACGAAAGCCCACCACTCCCTTCCGGGTTGGTGGCGGTCTGTTCCATCAGCGTTTCTTCCTTTTGCGGCTCACTACAGCTGCGTCACGCATGACGCGGAGTTCGCGAGGTATCGCATCGAGAGAATTGTATTGGTGCCAAAGAGCCTCACGTTTCTCGGGCTTTTTAGCAGATTTCCACTCCTCATATATTCGGAGTTTTGCATTTTCGGAACATTCGAGAAAGACTTCCGATTCCAGGATAGCCCCGGCTCGTTCGCCTTTGGTGTGGGTGTTCATTATCGAGGTGGCCCGTAAAGGAGACCGCCGCGCCCTTCATTTTCGCGCTGGATCGCCTCGTAAGCTCCGTATCCCAGCAAGCCGGCACCGCTGAACAACGGGATCCCTTCGCGTTTTATCCTGTCCGCGACTTCCGGCGGTATGCGCCAAGAGGGGTTCACGTCATCTGCACCCGACTCACCGACCTGTTCTATCCTCCAACGCTCGTTGCCTGGGTCATGCAGGAGCGCCTTGGCTCTTTCCGGGTCGGTCGCAAAAAGCGGATTCGGATCCTCGACCCAATCACTCAATATGTTGTATTCGCCGTCCAAGAGGTCATCAAGGAGTTGGGTCACGACTCTTTCATCGGCCATCTGCGTGAAATCATAACCAGCCTCGTGAGGGGGGAGTTCCTGGAGGATCTGATCAAGCGCACCCGAGGCACCGTGACTCTTGAAAGAGTTTGGCGCTATCTCGTTAAGGATCCAATTCGCCCCTTCGTAAGGATCCGACTGCATCACCTCGGTGAGATACCCGCGCACTTCACTCACATCTAATTCCATTTCATCAAGACGATGGACGGGCCACTCCTCTGCGATCCTTCTTATTATCTCGGGATGCTGGAGGGCCTCCATCATCGCCTCAAACGGCGTATCCTGTATCGGTGTCTCGAACCTTGTGGTGATTTTTACATCATCCGGCTCAAGGCCCAAGCGCCGTGCTTCCGCTTTCGCGATACGACCGCCCAGGACCGTGTCATACCATTCTTGCAACCCTTCTGGCGCACCCGGGAACATATCCAGTGCCTGTCCTCCGGTGATGAGGACCACCCGGTCGCGACCCGCGGCGACGGCCTGTTCTACGAGCTTGCGGAAGCCGAGTTTCCCCCACTCCTTGCTGCGCTGATACGGGATATCACCAGAAGGCAGACTGCCACCGAGCCCGGTGCTACTCGTAAGCTGGTCACGGAGGTCTTCAAGCCTCTGCCAATCATCCCCTTGATACAGTTCCTCTAGCCTAGCCTCCCGTGCCGCGTCAGGGGTGCTGTAAAGCTCACTGTCCGGGTGATCCAGCCAATCCTCAAAGTCATGTACTACGAGGTCGCTGCCGGGTTGCCCCTCGAAGATCACATTTCTGAGGGCTTGTTCGGCTTCCTCCTGGGTTCCTCGCAGCCCGATGTCACCATCGAATTTCGCCCCGGTGTAAAACTCGCCGTCAGCCAGACGGAGTTGGGCTTCAAAACCCTCTTCGTAAATCTCGAACTCGCCATCGCCCAAAACTTCATCCCAGCGGTCCATCGGGAGGTCTTCGAGGTCATCGGCGATGTCGCCGACCAAGCGGTCGGGTATGTAGTCCGTATCGTGGCGTACATATTCGAGCATCGCCTGTTTCCTGGAACTCCCCAGTTGATACTCGCCACCCCCAGCGTAGAGGGCGCGTTCTGCGTATTCCGGAGGATAAACAGCCCAACCGGCATCCCTTCCTGGGACTTGCCTTATGACGTGGCCGCCTGTGCCTGTCGCGAAATAAGTGTGAGCAGAACCGTGGTAGCTTGGGGCTATCGAATAGAGACCACTCTCATCTTCTGGTGTAAGGAATGTGTCCTTAGTCCCGTAAGTGTCGAACGGATGCTCTGATTCCCTGTCCATGTCTATCTTTCGGGTTCTGTCCCTCACATAAGCACTGTGACGGGAACGCTCCATATCCATTATCTCATTGATTTCCTCAACGTCGCGACTATCCATTTCAAGGTCGTCGATAGCCATTTGCAGCTCCGCTTGCGCGGACGGGTCAGCATATCCCGGCTGGTCGCGTTTTCTCACGCGGTGGCTCGCACCTTGGTGGATATCGGATTGCAGCTCTTCTAGCACTTCGGCTGTCTCGCCTTCAGCTGGAACCCATTCGCCGTCGCGCAGGACACGATACTGGGTGCCCTCCCGGGTCGTGGTACGCATATGCAGGATCGGATTGTCGCCCGGGAAGTGACCTGTGTGCGCCGCAACCGGGTAGGGGCCTGTTCCAGCGGTAGGGGCCTGGATCTGGTGGACGTTGTAATCGAGTTTCTCGCCTGGGATGGTATATTGTTCACTAGCTTGCCAGCTGGCCTGTCCGCTTCCTCCGGGCCAATGTGTTTCGGTGATCTCGTTGTACCTTCCTGTTATGTAGTCGGCGAACTGCTCCCTGGTCACCGGGGTTGTATCGAAGTCTTCCAACAGGAAAGCCGGACCTCCCTCTATGTCCTGGGCCTCGTTCGCCAACCTACTATATTCCTCTGCAAGTTCGTTATACTCGCGAGGAGGATCGACCCAAGACCCGTGGGACTCCTCGATCTCTCGCATCCGCTCGAATAGCTGTACACGTCGTGCCGATGATGCGCTTGCATCCCCCCTTGGCGCTTCAAGGATATTCCTGCTCCTCCACTGGTAGCCGGATGTCAGAAAGTCTTTTTCGCCTTGGGGTATCGACCGATTGTTCTTGATAAACTCAATCCATTGGTTCATAGACTGTTTCTTGGGACCGCCCATGACAAACTGCATCGTAGGAGATTGCCAAGGGACTGAGGCACCGGGGCTGTATTCCGGGTCGGCCCCTACCACCGCACCCGTCCTAACGGGCCTTGGTGGCATTCCGAAGGAACTACCGAGATCTTCTATGGCTGTTACGGGCACGATACCCCTACGCGCCGCGTCCACGTCTTGGACCTTCTTGAGTCCAGCAGCGAGTGGTGGGATGAACGGCAATGCGCCCAACCCCTCCAAGGCGGCGGCACCGAACCTGCCTTCGTCCAAGAGACCTTTCGCCCGGACTACCGCAGCGGCGTCGCCGACCATGCTGAACTCGGGTGCGATCTGCCCGAATAGACCGCCGGCCTGACCAGCTGGGGTCTGGGGGACTCTGGCTTCGCCGTACTCACGGATCCCTTCAAGCTCGCCGGGTTGGAATATCGGCTCGCCGGATGTTAACCCCTCCGCTGCCTCCATAGTCCACGGCCCGAAGCGGTTCCAAGCTCCGGTAGCGAATTCGCCGATACGCCTGGGCGTCGCGGCGATCTGCTGGCCGATTCTCTGGAAGATCCCGGGCGTAGGATAGATCGACTGTTGGTCGGGACCGCGTGGCGGCAGTTGAGCTCCTCCCATAAGGGGCGAGTAGCCTCGAGTCCCGGTTACATCCGGGAGCTGCAAAAGCCCTCTGCGCTTCCACCAATCTGGATCTGGTGGAGGCTGTTGGGGGGTCAGGAGCGCCATTTGTGATCCCTCCTCGCACGGTTATATTTGAGGGCTATGAAAGATGCTAATTCGGACGGCAAAACCTTCTTTGAGTTCACTGAAGACGAGCTTTGGATCATCAATCGTGCCCTAGTTTATTACGAGAATTCACTAGGAGACCCAAGGTCGCTTTGCGATCCCTCAGAACTCCCCGCCATACCAGCGGATCGCAAGGATGTGGAATACGATGAAACATCGGAATTGCGAGTCCGTATGGGACAAGTCGGTTGGGCGATAATAAAAGACAGGCACTCATCGCCCGATTCCTCCTAGAGTCATTTGGGCGGGGTAAATCTGAGGTAGCATCGCACGTCCAGCACGGACATCCTCCCAGTATTTAAGCGCACCTTGCACCGTATCGGGATGTCTGCCTGTAGCACGATTCGCCGCCCTTATCTGGTTCTCCAAGATCGTGGTAAAAGTACCTGGCGGTGATTGGATATCGGTGATTCCTAAATGCCTCAACCCCTCCCATTGGCCCGCTTGAGCTGCGCTGGGGGTCGGAAGATCAAAGCGCCTGGCGGCATCAGTGAACATTCTTGAGAAATTCTGATAATCAAGGACGTTGGTCATCAGATTCGGTGCGCCTGGTTCATATAAGCCGCCCTTTAGAGCCAGTTCATTGAGTTCTGGAACATTTCGGATGATATGTTCAAAGCCTGTTCCAGCATGAACATCTATCGGTGCCAGCCCCCCTGCCCGGGCTACATCGAAGACGCCTTCGCCGCGCCTTGCCCCAGTATAGGCTGGTGTTTTCCAGTTTGCGGTCACCAAGTCCTTGTACCTACCCGTCCCGGGGGCTAAGTACCCTTGATCGGCACCCCTCAGAGCCCTCCTCACGTTTTCACCCATAAGTCCCGGTTGAGGCGCTCCCGGATACATTTGTGCAAAAATCCTCCGAGTTTCCTCCCACGGGATGTCATTCTGTCGGGCAAAGTTTAGCAAGGTGGTCGCGGAGATTTCTGCTGGGACCGTGTGCTGCGGCGACAGTGCGCCTCCCATGATATTGAGTTCATCAAAGGTCATGCCTGGCCCACCAGCACCCATCTGCTCTCGGATGCCGCCAAGCTCGTACCATTCATCGGCCCCATGCTTGAGGCCCTCCTCTATTTGTTCGTCAATCATCCTACGCGCTTCGGGGTTATCCACGATGGCCTCTGACCAAGTATTCGCGGACATCCTCCCACTGGGCACCCCCGGCGTCGCCCGTGGGTCGGCGGCAACGGTTCCTTGTGTGCGAGTGCCCCTACGGAAAAGCGCGGCATCGCCGACCTTCTTGAGCGTACTCCCAGCCACGAACGGCATCAACAGCCCAAGCCCCCCGAATCCGATGCGCCACGGGTCGCGGTCCTGGATACCGGCGGCGATGTCTGCGATATCGATCGCTTCACCGGCAACCGGCAACATGGACGTACCCAAGAGGGCACCCATCCCGGCCCCGGTCTCTGGTTCGAGGAATCCGCGAATAGACTCCCAAGGGTCTGGCGCATCACGCAGCTCTTGGCGGCGCTCGCGCTTTTTGCGGTCCCTTTCTGCTAATTTCTGGACACGCTC